TCATACTTCAACTTCAATTCCGGATTTAAAGCATATTACAAAATGGTCATCGTACACAGTAACATTCTGTATTAACTTTCTTACAAGTGCATCATCATATCTTTGGGTACGGTATTTATTGCTACGTATAAATTCTATCAGCTCGTTGATCCTCTCATTCTCACCACTTAATGATGCATCTTCCACAAGAAGGGTCTGACGTTTTTCACGCAGGTTATCAATCTCATCTGCCAAGTGTTCATAGTCTTTTCCCTTATTAGCAAGGCTAATTAATACTTTCTGCTTTTCTTCAAGCATGGTGTTAATCTCTGAAATTTGATACTCTGTTGTGTCACCGATTACCGCATGGATGTTTTCTTCCAGCGTTTTTATCATGTTATCACCGCCAGCAAGTAATCTATTAATGGCAGTCATAACAGCATCATATAAATCGCCTTCCTTTACTGTTCGGCTCTTACATACTTTGGGGCCTTGCTCGATTCTTGTTACGCACCGCCAAACAATTTCTTTTCTACCGTGAACATTCCAATATGTTCGTCTGTAAATATCACCACAATCACCGCAGAAGGTTATGGTGCTCAAAGCGTATTTACTGCTATAAATTCTTTTATTCTTGTCTGTACCTGTATAAATGTTATTCCGGCGATGAAGTTCTTCCTGTGCTTGTAAAAAGAGTTCTTTTGGAATAATAGCCTCATGGCTATTTTCAACATAATACTGGGGGAGATGACCTTCATTCTTGACTCTTTTCTTTGTAAGAAAATCCACTGTAATGGTCTTCTGCAAAAGGGCATCACCGATGTATTTCTCGTTATTAAGAATCTTCTTTATGGTTTCTGGTCTCCACTTTGGTTTTCCGGCAGCTGTTAAAATACCATCCTTCTCAAGATCCCTACCAATACCCGCTAGACTCTTGCCCTCAAGGTATTCTCTATAAATACGTTTAATAATTTCAGCCTCTTCAGGAACTATTATCAAGTTGCCGTCTTCGTCTTTTGTGTAACCCATAAAACGCTTGTGGTTGACCTGCACCTTTCCTTGCTGGTATCGATATTGAAGTCCAAGCTTAACATTCTGAGAAAGGCTCTGGCTTTCTTGCTGTGCAAGAGATGCCATAATGGTAAGCAATACTTCACCCTTAGCATCCATTGTATTGATATTCTCTTTCTCAAAAAATACTGCTATGTTCTTTTCCTTGAGCTGTCTAATGTATTTTAAGCAATCTAGAGTATTACGGGCAAATCGACTAATGGACTTTGTAATAACTAAATCTATTTTACCCTCCATGCACTCGTCTATCATTCGGTTGAACTCTTCACGTTTTTTGGTATTAGTGCCAGATATACCGTCATCAGCAAATATGCCTGCAAACTCCCATTCATTATTTTTCTTTATAAACTCTGTGTAATGAGCTACCTGCACCTCATAGCTTGAATTCTGCTCTTCTGTTTCTGTAGAAACACGGCAATAGGCAGCGACACGCAGTTTCTTTATTTTTTCTTTTGCAACTGTGTTTCCAAATCTTTTTCGTGCTGGAATTACAGTTATACTTTTTTCAGTCACTTTATCACTCGCTTTCTATCAGATTATATAAGTACTCTGCTCGTGCGATAGGCTCCGCTGGAAGTTTTCCTTCTACTTTTCCCATCTTGAATCGTTCCATAGGAGGGGGAGAGGTAAAAGCTGCGAGTTCCACAATTCTTCCTAAGTCTTTTGCACGTTTATTTCTAACTTCCTCCGCCTTATCAAATGTCTCCTTATCTATGATTGCTGGATATACATCATCTCCGAGATAAAGGACATTTTTCAAGATACGTCCCATTACTGAATGGGTCTTTTCAATACCTGCCTGTTCGCCAGCCACTGTAAGGGAAAGTCCTGATATGTATTTTTCAAAGAACTCCTTTACTTGACCTGCTGCCTTTTCATCGACAGTAACAACTCCATCCGTAATTGTATATCCGTATGGTACATAGGCCATTTATCTCACCACCTTTTCTTTAAGGGAAAGACCACATTTCATTTTAAATATTAGTTCATCCCTTGAATCTACAATTATGTTTTCAACAAACGTTTCAAATACCTCATCCGTATAATCTCCATCAAACTTTTCTACCGACACATAATCAAGAAGGGCCTTTACCTCATCTGTCTGTGAAGTGCCATTCGTAAATGACATTACTAAGTTCGTCTTCTCAGTAGTAAGGTTTTTTATCTCTATATCCAGGACATTTCTTTCCTTATTAAAAAGTGCTGGTTCAAGAAACCCTTTTGTCATAAGACCAATAAGAGTATTGCGTTCTTCGGTTAATTGTTCCATGCGCTTATCTATCGCATCAATTCTTTCAAGGTCGCATTCTTCGTCAATTTTGTTTATTGAATCGTAAAGTGGCTCCAGTATTATCTTTCTGCTGAATGCAAGCTTATTCATCATCGTTGCGAATGTTGCTTTTATCTCTCCATCACGCAAAAATAACATGGAGCAACTGTTCTTGTCTTCAATGTGACCTATGCAACTCCAGGCTATATAACTTCTGCCAACAGAGTAGTTTGTTTTTCTCCTAAACTTGGAACCGCACTCTCCACAGATTATTCTTCCACTCAATACATATCTGTTTTGATAAGTATTGTTAGCAATGGATTTATTACGATTCTTTGCTCTTTCTGCTATCAGCTTTTGAGCCTTAGAAAATACTTCTCTGCTGATAATAGGTTCGTGGTGATTCTTACAGTAAAACTGATCCTTCTCGCCATTATTAATATGACGGTTGAAGTTGCTGTCCGTATATGTCTTCTGGAAAAGGACATCGCCTTTGTATTTTTCGTTCCGGAGCATTTCAATCACCGTACCCGGACTCCAATGGTTGCCTCTTCTTGCAGGAATCTTATCCCTGTTCAGGCCTTTTGCTATGATACTTCCACCTTTACCTGAAAGGCATTCTGCAAAAATGCGTTTTATTACTTCAGCTTCCTCTGAAACAATAACCATCTCACCATTTATATTGGCATAACCATAAGGAGGACTGCCAATAATGTAACTACCATTTTGAAATTTCTTATTGATTGACCATGAGGTATTTTGTGATATTGACGCAGACTCTTCTTCTGCAAAACCTGAGAGGATAGAAAGCATTAGTTCGCTCTCCATGTCACCTGTATTTAAATTTTCTTTCTCAAAATAAATATAAACACCGATATCCATCAAACTTCTTACCAATTCTAGACAGTCCATTGTGTTACGGGCAAACCGACTAATTGATTTAGTAACAATAAAATCTATCTTCCCGTTCTCACAATCACGTATCATGCGAAGAAGTTCTGGTCGTTTTTCCTTTTTGGTTCCTGATATACCTTCGTCATAATAGAGGCCCGCAGACTCCCATTCTGAGTTGGATTTAATATAAGTTTCATAGTGCTCTCGCTGTGCTTTAAGGCTTACAAGCTGTTCATCACTATCTGTTGAAACTCTAGCATAAGCTGCAACTCGGAGCTTAGTTTTAGATAATAGTGGTCTCTCCAATTCATTTATTTTTGTTATCTTTTTCATCATCTCACCTCACTTTCTGTCATTACATATATCACTCAAAAGGCTACTAATAGCAAGGGTTTTATGACATAATCTCAGCTAACTTTGGAGAGAATTTCTGCCGGTTTAATGCTGATATTTTGTGTAGTTCGTCATCTGTAATTTTTCCCTCTCTATGCAGCATAGCGACAATGCTCTCTGCTATATAAAAGTTGTATTCATTTTGTAATTGCTCATCTGTCATCTGTTCAATCTCACCCTTGATAGGGCAGCCATCTTTCACTTCAATAACATTCATAAAAAAAACACCTCCTACCTGGTAGCCACGGCGGGAGGTGAAATCTGATGTTTTCACTAATCTTTTTTGTAAAAATCGCATTCATAACCATCGGCATTAAGGAGTAGCCCCTTTGCCCAGGGAGGAACTCTACCCATCTGTTCACATACGCTGTCTATCAAAATTCGAGGGTCTGCCTCAATGATTACTTCATCATGCACATGAGCCACTATGCTGCAATTACGGAGTGTTTTCATGGCATACATCAAAATATCACGAGAGATTGCTTGAACAATGTTTTCTACAAACTTGGGTCCATAACTTTCGATTCTTTCCCATTTCTTTGTTCCACCTACACCTTCATAAGTCACAGACTCACCACCGAAGATATTTTCACCGATACGAGGTTTTACATAGGCAAGTTGTCTGCCGGAAGGGAGAACTATAAATAGCATTCCACTCATGCAATGAAACTCAATGTTATTAGTTTTCTGTGACTTATTTTCCTTGATGCATTTCTTAACAACGGAGTCAACATCCCACCAGAACTTTACGATGTTTGGATTGGACGCTCTCCAAGCATTAACAAGGGGTTTTAGCTCCTCTTCTTCAAGTCCCATCTCCAACGCACCCATTGCCTTTAATGCACCGACTGATCCACCATATCCAAGTGCCAATTCCGCAATTTTTCCTTTTTGCCTTAGATGACCGTTCACACCATGCTTTTCAACAGGAACTTTAAACATCTGTGATGCCGATGCACAATAAATGTCACCGCCGCTTGCAAATACCTCGGTTCGCCATTCTTCACCTGCAAGCCATGAAAGCACACGAGCCTCAATTGCAGAAAAGTCTGCAACAATAAACTTGTTGCCTTCCTTTGGTATAAAAGCTGTGCGGATAAGCTGTGAGAGGGTGTCCGGTATATCTTCGTAGAGCATTTCAAGTGTTTCATAATCACCGCTTTTCACTATGCCTCGTGCCTCTTTTAAATCCGGCATATGGTTTTGCGGCAGGTTCTGTAACTGCACAAGCCTTCCTGCAAAGCGGCCAGTTCTGTTTGCCCCATAAAATTGGAACATACCTCTGGCACGAGAATCCGCACAAACAGCATTTTCCATTGCCGTATATTTCTTAACAGACGATTTTGCAAGTTGCTGACGGAGCTTAAGAACTTCAGCCAAATGCTCCGGTGCATCTTTTAATAGTTCTGCCACAGCCTTTTTGCCAAGTGTATCTGTTTCAAGGCCGTTTTCGGAAAGCCAGCCTTTCATCTGTTGTACTGAGTTGGGATTATCAAGTTCTGTCATTTGCTGTATTGCTGACATCAGTTTTTCGTGAGAAATATCATCCACAGCAATAGCCTGTTTTACAAAATCCATATCAACTTTTATGCCACGATCATTGATTTCCTGGTCGAGACGGTACTCATCCCATATGTCTTCTGGAACAGGAAACTTTATAAGCCTTTGCTGTATCTGCATTTCCGTTTCTACGTCACGCTTGTTGTAAGCCTTGAATCTCTGCCATTTCTCCTCATCATCGCTTGGCATATTACGAGTTCTTCCACCATTGGATTTGGTAGGAGCACATGGAACACAGAAGTATCTTATAAGGTCTTTACCTTCGGTCATCTTTTGCTTTTCAAGGCCAAGAACGGCACCCACGCCCTCCAAGGAAAGAGGAAGTCCCATATATGCCGACCACACCATTGAGCATCTCCATGATAAAGGATTCAGATAATATCCAAAGGGATAGCCAAGATAACGAGAAAGGCATACCCTCTCAAACTGAGCATTGAATGCCCATTTGATTATGTTTCCATCGGTTAAGGCATCTAGTATCTTCTGCGGTATTTTTTCTCCATTCACAAGGTCAACCACCATAACCTCTCCGCCATCGATAGAATATCCAAACAGCAATATCTCAAAATCATCTGCCTCCACATAACGATAAACTCCGCTCTTTTGCAAATTGACAGACGAGTAGGTTTCAATATCGATTTCCAAGTTCTTCATAACATACCTCCATTCCTAAAAGAAAAAAGGTGGCAGAGGGAGTACCTCCACCACCGTAAGTAACCGTTTTTATTAGGCAAGGAAGTCATCGTCCACAAGAGTGGTAAAGTCATCTGCTGCAGAGGTTTTTCCACCAAGAGGTTCGCCGTCCTTAATTTTTTGAATGTTCCCAAGACCACAAGCTACACCCTTATTGCCGTTTGAGTTGAATGCATAAAAGTTAAGAGAAACCCTGCCGTAACAACCGCTGTACACTTCACTGCGGTCCATAATAGGTTTAACTCTTTTGTCTACAATCTGGGGAGCGGTTATGCTGTTGGCATTGATAAAGTAATGCCCTTTATATGCCTCATCGTCACGCTCTACATCGCCGTCACGGAGCGGAAGTTTGATGGTAGCTTTATTTGGTTTCTTACCACCAAACTTTGCAATGCCTTCTTCAATAGCTGCATCGATAGCAGCGTTTACTGCATCTATGGTTTCCTTATCATCCTTTGGAATGAGAACGGACACACTGTATTTCTCAGCACCGCCGTTAATAGATACCGTCTCCCAACCGTGGAAATAAGAGAGCCTTGTGTTTACACCTGTGATAACCTTAGTTTTATTAGTGTTATTTGCCATAATATTTAATCCTCCATAATTTCGTTAAATTCGTTTTTTGCATCTGCTACGTTCATAGCCGGTCTTTTATCCGATTTGGGAACAAGAGTCGGCTTGCCCGGTGGTTTATAAATGAGGTCACCGAGAATTTCCTCAAACTTGGTTTTACCCATCAGTTTCTGCATCTCTGTCATAGGAATAAGGCTCTTACGGTAAATGTCTTTAAATCCGCTTGACACAGCTTTTTCTGCGATGGCATCTTCATCTTTGTATTTGCGAACCGAGCGACCTTCCACAACCTTAAAACCGTTCCACTCTTTGCCGTGATTCACAGCGGCGTCTGTGGCGTAGGCAGTTATTTCATTTGCCCATTTAGTAAGGTCAGGAAGAATGAACAGAATCTCTTCTATTTCATTGTCAGTAAGTAACGGTGGCATCTTAAACTCTGTCTGTGCGAGTTTTAATTTTTCTTCGGCTCTTGCACGGCATCTGACTGCAGCTTTACAGAAAGTACACCATTCACCCGGTATATATTCGCCCTCGCCGTTATAGGCTTTTACTGCCTTTGGTTTAAGTTCCTCTTCTGCCCAACATTTAAGCTCCTCTACCGGTACAGTCCACGTGCTGACATTTTCTCTTCTTGGCTGGAAAATCGTCATTGACACTTCGTTGATATCATAAAGGCTGTCATAGATTTCAAGAGCACCCAAGGCATAAAGTTTCATCTGAGGATTGTCCACTGCATCTACAAGCACACCCATGCCATATTTGAAATCCACTATGTGAAGTCTGTCATCTGAGATGATTAAACAATCTCCAGTACCAAAGCCGTCTGGCACATAGCAGGAAAAATCAAGGCGTTTTTCGATAAGGATGATAGGATCATTGCAGGAGTTTCTTGCAAGTTCCACCTGTTCCATAACGAAATCAACATAAGCATCCGTGCATTCTTCCATCTCATCTGAGTCATAGTCTGATATAGGACGCTTACTCCTTATATGAAGCACCTTTTTCAGTTTGTGCTCTGAGAGTGCATGTGCCGCTGATCCTTCGTCTGCTGCAGCACCGCTTGTATTGTCAAACTCAAGTTCAAGCCTTGCTGATGGTAAGCAATGAAGCCACCTGTGTGAAGATGATGCAGATAATATTGCGTGATTACCCATTGCCAAGAACCTCCGCATCTTTCAAGATGTCAGCATAGTAAGCCTTGTCAACGGCACTTAACTTGTCTGCACCATACTTTTGAATGATTCCTCGTACTTCGGCTGTAAATCCAAGCTGGCTCTTTTCGGCAAGCACCATACGCACTTTTTCAAGTGGGATATCCGGCTCTTTTGCTGTTTCTCTCTTTGTGGTAGGCACTTCTTTATGAACAGAATCACTTTCTGTCATTGCATCACAAACTGCCTGTATGCTGTCTGCAAGACTTCGCATATCATCTACCACATCAAGCAGTAACTTTACTTTGCTCAAGGTCGTTTCCTCCTTTCGTAGTCTCACAGATAGAGAGTTCCTCAACACTATCTCCGGGAATTAGAATGGTTACACGTCGTTTATCTCCAAGGAGGAAGCGTAGGATGCGTTCCCTTATGGTGACATTACGACAAGTAACGATTCCGCCTGTCTGTGGCTCTTTTGAAACACTGATTTTAAGGTTGTGTTTCATGTCCTTCACCTCTTTCTAAAGGGCGATTTAATTTGTTGCCCTCTACCTGGTAGCCACGGGAGGAAAGGAAATCTGACGGTTTAGAAAAAAATAATGCCCTCGGAAGTTTTTTGACCTCCAAGGGCATTGTTCTTAATTGGGAATTTTCAATTTTTGTCCGGCATAGATGATATTAGTAGCTAGACCGTTGAGTGCTTTTATCTCTGAATATCTTTCGCCATTACCAAGCTTTTCTTTAGCAATCTTCCAAAGGGAGTCACCCTTAACTACGGTGTATATTTTATATGGGTTAATGGGAGTCAGTGCCTTTTTGACCTCGGCTCGAAAGGTATCCATCGACTTGCCGTGTTTAGGAAACCAGTGCATCACATCTGCATGATTACTGGCGATGCACTGTGGCAGATGATGTTCTTTTCGGTAAAGCCATAAAGTTTGCAAAGATATACACAAAATTCAACGGCCTCCCGGTACACCTTGTTGAAATAGGTGCTATCCAAAAGACCGTCCTCGCAAATCTCAAAGCCTATATGGGTGTCATTTGCCTTTCCTCCAGCGTGCCATCCGCGATGGTTCCACGGAAGAGTCTGGTATGTCGCAATTGTTCCATCCGCAAGTTTGCCGATGAAGGCATGAACACAAACCAGGCGACCACCGAGCTTATCTTGGTTCCAATGATTGTTGTATTGGGTTTTTTCCAAAAAAAAAACACCATCGGCCCCAAAAAACATCTTGCCATTGTGTTTTTTTTTTTG